CACAGGTACGCCATGAACCCCACCAGGCTCACGCTCACCGTCGCTCGCCACGCACTGAAACGCGACACCGATTCCCTCGACCAGCTCGTCGCCACCGCCAACGACCTCGCACCTCGCAGCGCCGCCGGCGATGAGCAACGCCTCCGCAACATCCCAGCCCTCGGACCAGGATGCCCCGGCGCAATCCCCGGCACCAGGCCAGACCACGCAATTTTGACAAGGAAGCGCCATCGATGAAGACGATCACACAGATTCTCGCCGCCGTGGGTAATGCCGCAGCCATCGCGCTCACCATCGCCGTCATCCGCGAGATCCGCAAAACCCGCGCCGCCGCCGCCGCGAAGCCTGCCGCAGCGCACGCCCAGCCGATGCTCTATTGCGTCATCAACCTCGGCGACGGCAACTACGTCGGCGAATGCCGCATCGACGAGGCCAACTGCACGCACGCATCGCGCGGGCACTGGGCCGACGTCGCCGACAACATGATCGCCCACGCTCTCACCCACCACGGCCTCGACATCGCCGAGCGGCTCGCGCTCACCGAAGCCGCGATGTTCTACTCGAGGGGCGCCGCCTGATGGAACGCGAAACCGAGCTCGGCCGCACCATCACCCGCGCCGTCATCGCCGAGATCAAAGTCGATCGACTGACCAAGGCGCTCGAGGCGATCGCCGCCGACGAGTGCGTCTGCCCGCATCCGCAGTGCGGGCACGAGCTCGCCCAGGCAGCGCTCAGCCAGATCATGGCGGTCCAATGAATGCGCACGCTCTGCGACAACCCGCTTTGCAGTCACAACGCCGAAGTCGCAGCGACGACCTACCGTGGCGGACACGCCGAAACACTCTTCCTCTGCAAGGAATGCGCATACGACGCCGGCGCACACCTGATCGAATCGCTCCCAGAGACCGAGGACGAATGAAGGTTTGCGCATTCGGCGGCTGCCCGATCCTCGTCGAAGTCGGCTCGTGGTGCGACGAGCACAAGCCGCAGCCAAAGCCCGGACCGTCAGGGACCACCGCATATCTCGAAGACGAACGCTGGCGCAAGCTCAGCATCGCCTATCGCAAAGCTCACCCGTTCTGCGAGTGCGGATGCGGCCGGCGGTCGCAGGTAACGAACCACAAAGACGGGAAAGGACTGGACGGTCCGCTCCGCTACGACTGGGACAACCTCGAGGCGCTGGCCCGTGTCTGTCACAACCGACTCACGCCGACGCAAGGCACACGCGACTCGAGAGGACTCTCATGACCGAGGTCTACGGCGACGTCCACGTGCACCTCGTCATTCAGAACCAACGCGGATCCATGGCCGTCGTGCGCGCCTGGTCGACCATGCTTGAAGCGGAAGAAGACATCGCGTTGATGCGAACGGTCAACCCAGACATCGAACTGAACATCCACACGGTGCGTGTGTTCGGAAGGCTGGCCACCGATGAGTCGTAGGTCTATGCCACGACCGCGATGGGGAGGGGGGTCACCCCCTGGCCTAGGGGAGGTAGCCGCGCAGAGGCGTCGCCAATCTACCGGTGAAACGTCTGCATGACTAAGGGGGATCCAAAGCCACGATGCCCTACCGGCCTCGGCACATCGGCACGAGCCGAGTGGCGACGACAGGTAGACGCAATCGAGGGGCGAGGCATGGACCCCGGCGAATTCATCAGCGCCCTCGAGCAATACGTCCGCGAGCTCGACCTCGTCAATCAGATCGAACGCGAGTGGATCGAGCACGGCAAGCCGCTCACGACGACGGCAACTGCTGGCCAGACCTACCAGCATCCTCTTCTCAAGATGCTCGGCGAGCATCGCAAAGTGCTCGCACAGTTGGCCGACCGTATCGGGGCGAGCCCACGTGCTGCCAGGACCGCGCAGCCGGCCAAGGCGCCAGGCAGGCCGAAGGGGTCGCCGTCGCTCGGCGGCATCAAGAAGTCATCATCACAGGCGAAGGCAAAGCTACGCGCACTCGAAGGCGGCGGCGCCTCGTGAGCACTATGGCGATCGAGCGCGAGATCATCGGCACCGATGGCGGCGACTTCGCCGACTTTTGCCATGACTACCTGCAACATTCGATCGGCCGGTTTGCGGGCAAGGTCTTCGACCTCGAGGACTGGCAGCGAGCGATCTTCGACGAGGCGCTCGAGTACTACGCCGATGGCACGCCAGCGTGGACGATGGTGGTGCTCGTCTTGCCTCGCAAGAACGGCAAAACACAGATTCTCGCCGCCTACGCGCTCTGGCGTCTACTCGTCGACGACGGTATGCCCGAGATCCTGCTTGCAGCCTCGAGCGACAAGCAGGCCGGCCGACTCTTCGAGGCGTGCGTCGCCTACATCCGGGGCAACCCTGCCCTCGACGACCTGCTCATCATCCGCGAACACGACGGCGAGATCGTCCGCGTCGATGGCGGCGGAATCATCCGACGCATGGCCAGCGATCCCAAACGAATCCACGGCTACAACCCTAGCCTCGTCATCTGCGACGAGGTCGCACAGTGGACGACACCGCTGCTTCGCTCGGCGTGGGACGCACTCATCACCGGAGACGGCGCCCGTGAATCAGCTCAGGTCTTCGCCATCACGACACCAGGCGAAGCGCACACCAGGGCCACAGGGATCCTCGGCCGGCTGATCGACCGGACCGCGCAGTCTGGCGAGACCGAGCTCGACGGCGTGAAGTCGACGACCAGGAGCAAGGTCTCAAAGACCATCGTCTACCAATGGTCGGCGCCATGGCCGGCAGCAAACCCGAAGCCGCTACGCGACGCCCACGCGGCACTCGTCCTCGCCGAAGCGCTCGGCGATACCGAACGCATCGAGATCGCACAACGCGAATTCGATATCGCAAGCGGCATCATGCTCCCCGCCTGGAAGCAAGCGAACCCGGCCAGCTGGATCACCGAGGAATACCTCATCGGCAAGGCGCTCGGCGCACTCCCCGAGGCCAGCGTCCTCCAGCTCCACGCGGGAGTCTGGGCCGAAGGCGAAGACCAATGGCTCACCGCCGACGCATGGGCAATCGGACAGCGCCACAGTGAGCTACAACCGGGCGACGTCATAACGCTCGGATTCGACGGATCACGTGTCTCCGATGCCACGGCCCTCATCGCATGCCGGCTTCGCGATGGCCTTATCGCACCGATCCGAGTGTGGGAATGCCCCGAAGGCGCAGCCGGCCGATTCTGGAACGTGCCACGCAAAGAGGTCGACGCCGCCGTCGCCTGGGCATTCGAGACGTACGACGTGACACGCATGTACGCCGACCCCCCGGACTGGCGCAGCGAGATCGACACGTGGGCCCTGCAATGGCCTCGCCGTGTCATCGAATTCCCAACCTCCGGCGATATGCGGATGGGCGCCGCCGTCGAGCGGTTCACCACTGACCTCGCCGCCGGCGAGCTCGGCCACACCAACGACCCCACCCTCACCCGGCACATCGGCAACGCGATCCGAAGCAAGAACCGGCACGGCTACCGCATCACCAAGCCGGCAAAGCTCTCCGAACGAAAGATCGACGCCGCCGTCGCCGCCGTCATCGCCTACGAGGCCCGCTGCGACTCCATCGCCGCCGGCGAAACCGGCACACCCGCCAAGCAATCCCGAAAGGTGACATTCCATTGAGCACAGCCATCCAACTCATGACCGGCGCGCGACGGACAGCACAAGCACGCACCGCAGAAGACATCCGCGATCGCCTGCTCGCACGCCTCGACGCACGCAAGAAAGAGATCACACGCCTCGATGAGTACTACAACGGCGACCACCCCTTGTCGTTCGCGAGCCCGCAGTTCGCGCAGACGTTCGGCAAACTCTTCGAAACGTTCGCCGACAATTGGTGCGAGATCGTCGTCAGCGCAGCAGCAGAGCGCCTCGCCGTCACCGGCTTCCGCTTCAAGTCGACGGCCACCGAAGACTCGCAACAGGCAGACGACGCCGCCTGGGAGATCTGGCAGCGCAACAACCTCGACGCGGAATCCTCGCTCGCAATGACCGATGCCATCAAACTCGGCACGAGCTACGCCTTCGTCGGAGAGGACGAAGGCAAGGCCGTCATCAACATCGACCACCCAGCCGACGCGATCACCGAATCACAGCCGATGAACCCGCGCAAAGTGACCGCCGGGCTACGCCGATGGATCGACAGCGACGGCACCACGTTCGTCGTCCTGGCACTGACCGACGCGACCTACACATGGAAACGCGGCGGCACCCGCCCCAACGGCGGCACCTGGTCGCTCACGGAAGCAGCACGCAACAGCCTCGGCGTCGTTCCAATGGTCCCGCTGCGAAACAACCCACGCACCCATCGCACCCATACCGGATGGCGCGAACGTATCGGCGTCAGCGACATCACCCAGATCATGGGACTCCAAGACGCGATCGACAAGACCGTAATCGACATGCTCGTCGCCAGCGAATTCGCCGGATTCCGGCAGCGCTGGGTCACCGGCCTCGACATCCCAAAGGACCCCGCAACCGGTGAGTCGTTGGCTGAGGCCTGGAAGGCCGGCGCAAGTCGACTGTGGACGGCAGAATCGGACAAAACCAAGTTCGGCGAGTTTGACGTCACCGACCTCAGCAATTACGTCGGCGCCGCGTCGATGCTGCTGCAACACCTTTCAGCACAGACGCGCACGCCGCCGCACTACCTCATCGGCCAGATCGTCAACGCCAGCGGCGACGCACTCAAAGCCGCAGAAACCGGGCTCGTCGCCAAGGTCCGCAGCAAGCAACTCGTCTTCGGCGACGACTGGGAAGACATCATGCGCCTCGCCTTCCGCGTCGAAGGCGACACGGAACGGGCAGCCGACACATCAGCAGAAACAATCTGGCGCGACCCCGAGACACGATCCCAAGCCGAGGTCACCGACAGCGTCATCAAACTCAAGACCATCGGCGTCCCGCTCGAGATCCTGCTCGAGGAATACGGCTACACACCGCAGCAGATCCAGCGCGTCAAAGAGGTCATCACCTCCGACAACCTACGCGCACTGATCGACAACCTCGGAACCACAAACGACCAGGGAGACCCAACGCTCCCAGCCGTCGCATGAACATCGACCAGCAACGCGCCGCCGGTGCCGTCACCACACATCGCAACAGGCTCATCGCCACACGGCAACGCGCCGCGATCGCCGCCGCCGGCATCTGGCAGGCACTCATCCCAGCAGATGAGCCCACCACCCACGCCCAACTCGTCGCACTCGAATCACAATGGCTCGACACGGCAACAACAACAGCCCAGGCCGCAGCGATCGTCGCCGTCGAAGATTCCCGCGCATACGTCCAAGAGCTCGCAGCAGCCGCCGGCATCAACATCCAACCCGAACGAATCGCCCAACCATCATCGACGGCTCGCCGCAGCCTCATCCAAGCCATCATCACCCTCCGGGCCCGCCTCGAGGTCGGCGACGACTGGAAACGAGCCCGCACCATCGCCGAAGGCCGCGCCAGACGTCAGGCATCAACCACGATCGTCCAAGCATCAGACCGCTCCGCCAACCTCGCCGCAAAAGCATCGGGCACGTTCACAGGATGGCGCCGGATCACGGGCGCGCAACCCTGCGGCGCCTGCCTCGCCGCCGCCACCGCCACGATCCAGCCACTCGATGAACCGCTCGGCTTCCACCTCGGATGCCGATGCAGCCGCATCTTCCTCCCCAACGGCGTCCACCCCGACGAACTCTCGTGGATCCCGACCGGGCAACAACGCTTCGACGCACTCACCACAGACCAACAAAACGCCCTATTCCAAGGACGCGGCGGCGCCGACAAAGCCGAACTCATCCGCACCGGGAAAGTTCCACTCGAAGCCCTCATCCGTGAATCACACGGCCAAGCAGCCGAGCAAACACTCGACGAGCTCCGCCTCATCGCCAAGGCCCAGAGCTAACGCTGGCACGTCGTCCGCGCGGCCGTGCTAGCGTGCGCCGCGCAGATCACGTGAGGTGATCGCCATGGGGTGAACGGGACCCTCCCGCCCGCCCCGCCCGGTAACCAGAGGTGTCTTTCAAGCCTGCCAGCGTGCGGGTTTGCAGTCATTTCCTGGCCGGGACTCTCCTGGAAGAAAACACCAACCCCGCGATGGGGAGGACCCTTCACATGCTTCGAGGTTTTCGACGAACCCTCCTTCGCCCCGATGGCGGCGATGGTGGTGGCGATTCCACCACACCGCCGGCGGATGCCGGCACCACTGAGACACCTGCTGCCCCACCGACCGACGCCGGCACCGCCGGCAGCGACAGCGGCAGCAACGATGACGGCAACGATGACGCCGACGCGGATGAGTCTGACACCGATGACAAATCAGCTGAAGACGTCGACGCGATCCGTCGCGCACTCCGGAAGGCGAACACCGAGGCGAAGAATCATCGACTCGCCGCGAAGGAAGCAGCCGACCGAGCGACCAAAGCCGAGCTCGAGCGCGACGACGCACTCGGCCGCGCAGAAAAGGCCGAGATGGACGTCCTGCGCATGACCGCCGCACGCGCGGCAGGCCTGCCCGATGACCTCGCAACCCGCCTCGTCGGCGACAACGCCGAGGAACTCAAAGCAGACGCCGCACGCCTCGCCGGACTCATCGCGCCGGCCGGCACCACCAACCCGCTCCACGCCGGAACGGGCACCACGGGAGACGACGCCGGCGACCTCTCGCCACGCGATCGCCTCAACCGTGGATTCGCAGCATCCACAAAGACCTAAGACCAGGAGCCCCAACCCATGGCACTCACCCTCGCAGAGAGCGCGAAGCTCTGCCAGGACGACCTTCAGCGCGGCGTCATCGAGACGTTCGTGCAGGAGTCGTCCATCATGGACCGCCTTCCGATGATCGACGTGCAAGGCAACGCCTACGCCTACAACGAAGAGCTCACGCTCCCCGGCGTCGCGTTCCGCGCTGTCAATGCTGCCTACGTCGAGTCGACAGGCACCGTCAACCCCAAGACCGAGAGCCTCAAGATCCTCGGCGGCGATGCAGACGTGGACCGCTTCATCGTCCAGACGCGCGGCCACCTCAACGACCAGCGCGCCGTGCAGGCACGCCTTAAGGTCAAGGCCGCCGTCTTCTCATACCACGACACGTTCTTCAACGGCTCAGTCGGCACCGACGCCAACTCGTTCGATGGACTCAAGACCCGCCTCACCGGCGGCCAGGTCATCGCCGCCGGCACCAACGGCCTCGCCGTCCTCGGCGCCGACGACAACGCCCGCCACGCATTCCTCGACAAGCTCGACGAGGCCATCTCAGTCGTCGCCAACCCCGGAGCGATCTACTGCAACCGGGCCATCCTCTTCAAGCTCAAGAGCTCGGCCCGCCGCCTGGGCAAGTGGGCCCAGACGATCAACGACTTCGGCAAGACCATCGACTACTACGATGGGATCCCGCTGCTCGACGCCGGCACCAAGTCGGACGGCACCACAAACGTCCTTCCCCAGACCGAGACGCAAGGCACCGCAAACGGCACGTGCTCGAGCATCTACGTCGTCGGATTCTCCCAAGGCGAAGACGAGATCGGCGTGGCCGGCCTGACCAACGGCGGCGTCATGGTCGACGACCTCGGCATGGTCTCCGACAAGCCGGTCTACCGTACCCGCATCGAGTTTTACTGCGGGATGGCAGCATTCGGCGGCCGCGCGGCGTCCCGCCTCACTGGGGTCCTGAACTCATGAGCCCGGTGTGCGACTGCACCGATGCGCGTCTCGAGACATACGAGACGCCATCGGGGCACACCATCACTCGATGCATCGACTGCGGAGCAATCCGGATCGACTCGGAACCCGAAGCAGTCGACACCGAGACACCGTCTGGCGACCCGTGGCAGGCACTCGCCCACCACATCGCCGACCAGTCCGAAGGTGGTGCAGGCAATGTCGGCGCCTGGCCTGACATCGCAGACCTCTCGATCCCCAAGATGCTCGAGCGGCTCGACGAGATCGAGGACGACGACGAACGGGCAGCAATGACCGCAGCCGTCGTCGCGTGGGAGAAGGCCCAGCACAACCCGCGCAAAGGCATCCTCGACCTCGAGGACGTCACCCCGCAGGCCGACGAAACCGACCCCGAGGTGGTGAGCTAGATGGCATCTGCCCTCTACGACAAAGGGCGAGAGGGTTTTCTTGACGGATCGATCGATTGGGACACCAACACGATCAAGACGGTCCTCGTCACGAGCGGCTACGCCGTCAACCTCTCGACCCATCAGTTTCTCTCGGACATCGTTGCCGGCAACCGCAACGGCATCAGCGCAGCCCTGGCCAGCAAGACGGTCACGGCCGGCGTCGCCGATGCAGCCGACACGACAATCACCACGACCGTCGCATCGTCGACGATCGCCATGGTGATCTATCAGGACACCGGGGTCGAAGCGACCAGCCGGCTCATCGCATACATCGATACCGGCGGCTTTCCCTTCACCCCATCAGTCGGCCAAGCGGTCCCGATCACCTGGGACAACGGCGCTAACCGCATTTTCAAGCTCTAAGCGCCCGCCGCACGAGAGGAACACTCCATGGATCCCATCACGGCGACCCGTGGCGATCAATCGATCTTTGCCAATGGTGCGAACTGGGCAGGCATCGTCTGCCAGTTCCACCGTGGCGAAGCGATCATCGGCCACGAGACACGCATCGACCCAGACACAAACGAACCCCGCCGCGTCGAGCAAGAGCTCATCGACGACGACGGCAACGTTGTCCTCGACAGCTTCGGCAAACCGCACACCGAGCTCGTCGACGCCCAATTCCCCATCTACAGCGACAACATTGGGCACGACCCGGACTGCGACGCCTGCCGGCGCGCGGTCCTTGACACCCGCCTCCACATGGCCGCCGTCGAAGCCGACCGGCTGCAAGCCGACTTCGACCTTCGCGAACAGCTGCGCGCCCGTGGACTCGACCCCGACAAGATCATGGGAGGCCACGCATGACCACGGGGATCATCGTCTCATCGCAACGCATCGAAACGATCCGCAACCGTGTCCTCGACAGCTGCGGAATTCGCAATTGGCGGCACCTCAACTATCTCGCTGCAGGCGACCAGAAGTGCGGCGAAGCATTTTGGATCGCTGAGGACCTCAAGGTCAAGGCCCGACGCCACTACATCGCAACGGCACCGCCGCACGCCGATCGCCGGCGCGAAGACACGCTCCGCCGATCCGACGAATTCTGGCAAAGCTACGAAGAGATCAACCGCACATGGATCCCCGAGGACCCGGTCTACAGTGGATCCCGCGCCGGCGTCACGCTCTCCACATCAGTCAACCTCTGGACCTTGACGGTCGGCGCAGCCGGGCAGCTGCGCGTCCTCGAGAGCTACATCGGCGGCGAGTCAACGGCATCGACCGTCTTGCGTCTCGCACTGCAAATCTCAACCGGCGGCGCCACTCCAACAAACCAAACGCCGGAGAAGTTCTCGAGCCGATCGCCTGCGCCGGTCAGTGCATTCGCCAGCGCATGGACGACCCAGCCAACGCTCAGCGGTAGCCCGTTCGCGTTCCACACGTTCAACACGTTCGGCGGCACGGACCGGATCGTCTTTGCCCCTGGCGCCGAGTACTTCCTCGTCAACGGGGAGCAGATGAGCGCTCGCAGCCAATCAGGCACCCCCGTCGTCAGCGCGCACGTCATCTTCGAGGAACTCTAAACCGCACCCCGTGGCACGTTACGCCTCAACACTGCAAAGCGGATCCGCCGTTCTGATCCAAGCCAACCGGGCCAGCGTCACCGACCAAATCTGGATCGAGTGCGCGATGACTGCGGGAATGTCGACATCATCAACGGCGATCGCGCGTGGCGGAATCGGCACGCCAACAGGCGGAGCGACTCCCACAGACCAGGCAACGACCAAGCTCAACACCCGGTCACCGGCCGCATCTTGGGCGATGACGACTGCCTGGACCACTGCGCCAACGCTCTCCGGTTTCGTGGAAGCTTGGGTCGCAGTCGGTATCGCGAAGGGTCGCAGAGCGCAACGCTGGGCACCTCGGCCAAATGCCAGACCGACCATGGTCGGCGAATCGTCGATGTTCTTTTGGTCGGCTGCAACGAATGCGTCGCTCGGCCTCATAACCTCAACTGACCCGGGGAACTTCTCCGACGCTCGCCGCCGCCCACGGAAGCGCGACGGCCTGTGGCTGCGAGGAATGCACACGACCAACCGGGAAGGCTCGAGCGCCCAGATCAACCCGGTCCCAGTGTGGACGTGTGGCCGCATCATCTGGCCGACACTCCAGGCGACCAAGAACGATCTACCGCTCACCGAGGCTGCCGGCGGCGGCGCACCAACGATCGATGCCATCGGCATCACAAGCAATGAAGTCGTCGGCACACCATCTACCGCCCTCACCGACACCCCAGTCGGCATCGGCACCGGCGAAGCGACCGGCACCCCAGCCGCAAGACTCGCAATCGGGCCCACCGGGATCCCCACTACTGAGACGACCGGTACACCGTCGCAGTCCCTACCGGTCACCCCGACAGGTATCGCCACAGTCGCCGCGCTGGGCGTGCCATCCGTCGGCGTGGTCACAGCATCGCCAGTCGGCATCGGCACCGGCGAAGCGACCGGCACACCCGCCGCATCGCTCGCAGCTGGGCCCACCGGGATCACCACTACTGAGACAACCGGCACGCCGTCGCAGTCCCTACAGGTCACCCCGACAGGTATCGCGACAAGTGAAGGTCTCGGCGCAGCATCATCAGCACTGCGCGTCTCACCTGCGGGAATCGTCACGGCGGAGGCAGTTGGCACGCCTTCACTTTCCAACTCGACGAGCCTCACACCTACCGGCATCACGAGCACAGAGGCAATCGGGTCGCCAGCCGAAGCGCTCACACTCTCCGCCGCCGGCGTAACGACAAGTGAGGCAGCTGGCACAGGCACAGCGGCACTCGCAACGACACCTACCGGGATCCCGACAGGCCAGTCGCTCGGCGCTCCAGCAGTCACCGTCACCCTATCCCCAGCAGGCATCGCAACAGGCCAAGCGCTCGGCGCATCAACAACATCGCCGGCAGTCGTCCCCAGCGGGATCACAACAGCCGAAGCAGTCGGCACGCCATCGGTCAGCGTCACCATCACCGCAGGCGCCATCGCATCGGCCACCACCTTCGGCACACCGGCGATCGCCCAGACAGCGCTCTCCCCGGTCGGCATCAGCTCAGGCGAGATCCTGACATCCGCAGATATCGCGTTGCTCTTGAACCCCGAGGCACTCGCAACCGCCGAAGCACTCGGCATCCCAGCCATCGCCGCCGTCATCGCATTCATCACCGGCCGCGCGCATGGCGAAACGGTACGCCGGCAAGTCGCAACTGGGACCAACCGGCAGCCAGCCACCAACGGGACCAGCCGAACCGCCAGCACTGACAGTCACACGGTCGGCACGGCAACCACGTCCGGCAGGACCGCCAACGACACCGAGATCGGA